ACACAACGGGGCGGGTGCGTCAATTGATGAGGGGGCGAAAATGAATATCGAAATAGAGTGTGATAGCGTTGAGGTGAATGTCGATAAGAAAACTGGGAAGGTGATTTTGACCATTTGGGGGGTGGACAAGGACGATGTTAGGCGGGAGGTTGATATGCAGATTAAGCCATGCCCTTGGTGTGGAGGTAATGGTGATGAATCCAACGATGGAGACAACTATTGGGTTCGCTGTTGTACGTGCGGGGCAGAGTCACCTTACGAATACAACAAGGAAGATGCCTTTAGAGTATGGAACGCCCGCGGCAAGGAGGAGCAAAAATGAAACCAGCCATCCACCAGCCGGTGCATTATGTTGATGAGAATCGGGTGCCGATCTGTAAGGGGCATGAGGGGATTTGGCGCGGCGATCGGGATGAGAAGCATACGTATTGCCAAAAATGTATGCTTCTTATAGGGCTCAGGAAAGGCATTGAATATGGGCGAAGGCGTCGAGGCTAATCACCACCCGACCCACTTCCCCAACGTCCGATCATAAACCCACAACACGCCCAAGCCAAGACGCGCACGTCCCATATCCGCGACGTGTAGCGCCTTGTCTATCCACTTGATACCTGTAATCCTGCCGATGCCTTTCCAGCGCATGTGAGCCCCTGTGTTTGATTCTGTGCAATTCGTCTGCTACTTTACCACACATGAAAAAAATCGAAATCAAATGCAAGGGTGCCGACACCGCCAAACTCGACGACCTACTTGAGTTTCAAGGCGAGCTTAAGTCACTCAGCGAATCCAATTACAAAAAACTAAAAAAGCAAATCATCGACCTGGGCGTTAGCGCGCCATTCTTCGTTTGGAAGGATGATAAGGGGCAGAAGTACCTGATAGATGGACATCAAAGGCGCAGGACGATCGACAAGATGATGGCAGAAGGCTTTGACGTGCCAGCCCTGCCAATCATATACGTCGAGGCTAAGGACAGGGCAGAGGCCAAGCGAAAGTTGTTGGCGATTACGTCAAACTACGGCAAGGTTGACGGCCAAGGCTTGTACGAATTCATGCACGATGCTGGCATCAACCTCGATGACATCGAATCCAATTTTGAGTTCTCTGACATTGATATCTCAGCCTTTGCTGACGAGTTCTTTAATGAGGCTGGGGCAGGCGGAGAAGGGCTGACAGACCCCGACGAAATACCCGAAGACGTTGAGCCGGTCTGCAAGCTTGGCGAGCTTTGGCAGCTTGGTGAGCATAGGCTGTTGTGTGGTGATTGCACCGTCGAAGCGAATGTTGAACGGCTTATGGATGGCGCTAAGGCTGATATGGTTTTTACTGATCCGCCTTATGGGATTAACGCTATAGAGAGTAGCGGAGTCTTGTCCGCAAGATATCAGCAATATGCTAACGAAGAAGACGATTCTTGCGCTTTGAAATTTATAAAAATGTGTATTGATAAAGATCTGGACATCATTGTGTTTGGTGGAAATTATTTTTCTTACGCATTGCCAAAGTCAACGCATTGGCTAGTGTGGGATAAACGCGGTAGCGAAATGGCAGGTGGCAACGCAAATGGCGATCAGTCTGATTGTGAAATCGCTTGGACAAATTTAGATAAAAAAAATGTAAAATGTTACAAACATGTATGGGCGGGATGGTTTAGGGCAGGAAAAAAAGAAGACGAGCTAAAGACAAAAGTTCACCCTTCGCAGAAACCTGTCGGCTTGTTTGTTAATATATTTGAAGACTATAAATTTAAATCCATATTCGACGGGTTCCTCGGCTCCGGCTCCACGCTAATCGCATGTGAGAAGACGGGGCGCAAATGTTTTGGAATGGAGTTGGATGAGGGGTACGCTTCGGTGATAATCAAGCGCTGGGAAGACTTCACCGGCAAAAAAGCCGAACTTGTGGTAGAATAGACACATGGCACCTAAGAAGACGACAAAACCAAAAAAGAAAGCACCAGTTAAAAAGAAAAGAGCAGAGGGACGGCCTACTAAATACAAGCCCGAGTACTGCGACAGGCTAATAGAGCACATGGCAACGGGCATGAGCTTTGAAACCTTTGCCGCAGAAGTCGATGTGTGTTTCGACACGCTGTACGAATGGCAGAACAAGCACCCTGCGTTTTCCGATGCACATAAAAAGGGCAGGGCAAGGCTTCACAAGTTTTGGGAGAAGCTAGGGCTTGCAGGAGCTATGGGAAAGATACCAGGCTTCAACCCTGCGACGTGGATATTCAATTCTAAAAACAAGATGCGCTGGTCCGATCGCGTCGAACAACAAACCACACTAAAAATTGAGCCACTTATTGTTGAAGACGACGATGGTAAGAAGGCGACCTACGGTGTTTCTTCTTGAGATTGAAATGGTTTAGAAGGACTTCTAACTTGCCGTCAATCTGATGCAGCATGTTTATTTTGTCCTCCATGCGTATAATCCGCGTTGCATGGTCGGACATCCTATCAGCGGTCATTGAGCCAGCCAACGCCACGATAGCGGTTCCAATTGTTATGACGACAGTTTTAATGCTATTCTTCATTGCAACGAGATTCTACACCATCTGAGAGGGACAAACTATGATTATTGCTGAGATCGGCTCGAACTGGGAGCGCGGCGACACCACCGACGAAAACATGGCCCACGCGGTCACTCAAATCGAGAAGGCAGCCGAGTGCGGTACCGATGCGGTTAAATTCCAACTCTACACACATAAAGAATTATACGGCTACGATGGTGAGATGAAAGGTGTGCTGCCTAAAGGATGGCTGCCGATGCTCAAGATCGTTGCTGACAATAACGGCCTAGAATTCCTTTGCAGCGCGTTTAGTGCCGAAGGGTTTGCGGCTGTCGATCCGTTCGTTAAGATTCACAAGGTCGCTGGTTCAGACAATTGCGATCACGCCATCCTTGACGCTGCATACAGTCACGGCAAGCCCGTCATGCTGTCGTTGGGGGCGATGAATCGCTCGGAGCTTATAGCCGCAGCGCGTGAGTTCAAGAATACTATTTGGATGGAATGCGTGTCGGCCTACCCTGCTAATCCCGATGATTACAATATCCCGATGCTTAAGCAAATGCATGGCAACGGCAATACGGTTGGGATATCAGACCACACGAGGGGTTGCACGACCGCCTACGCGGCTAAGCTCGCTGGTGCCAAGTACTTTGAGAAGCATTTCGATGGCTTGTCGGATTTAGGCGAAACTCCTGATAGCTGTGTGTCGGCAGGCGTAAGAGAGTTTTCTGATTATTGTTATACGATCAGCGGATCAATAGAAGAGAAATATTGCACCTCAGATGAGGTGTCAATGGTCCAAATGCACAAGCGGCGATTGGTGGCGATGAAGGATATTCAGCCCGGTGACAAGTTCATTCTTGGTGAGAATTTTGGGTCGTTTCGAGTAAAGCACCCAGATCCGCAAGCCAAGCATCCGAATAGCATTCACGATGTCAACGGCCGGACGTGCAAAAGTATGCTCGCTATTACTCAGGGCGAGGGCATCTGGCCTAGTTCCGTTGAATGAAAATCAAACTCCATAAATACCAGACGCAGGCATGGCGCTCTAAAAAGCGAGTCGTCGTCTGTGCTGCTGGCATCCAGTCAGGCAAGACACACGTTGGCCCCGTATGGTTGTGGCGATTAATCTGTCGTAACAACCTCGACGGCAATTACATCCTGTGCGCTCCCACGTACAAGATTATCAAGCAAGCATCGCTACCAAAGCTATTGGGCTTCATTAAACAATTCGGCACGTACAAGGCCGGTGACGGTGAATTCCACGTTGCCGGCGGCAAGGCGATCATTTACATCCGATCGCTCGACAACCCCGAAGCTATGGAGGGTATCCCAGACGTTAAAGGCATCTGGCTCGATGAGGGCGGTATGATCACGCGCTACGCTTGGGAAAACGTCGAGGGCCGCGCAGCCCGCTTACAGGCGCAAATACTCGTCACCACGACACCATACGCGCTCAACTGGCTATTCCAACTCTACGAGGACATTAGGCGTGGCGTGCGCGACGATGCTGAGTTTGTCATTTGGAAGTCGAAAGACAGCCCTTACTTCCCAGACGAGGAATACGAACGTCAAAAGAAAATCCTAGACCCTCGACGATTCATGATGAAATACGACGGCGTGTTTGGCCGTATGGAGGGCTTAGTCTACGAGAACGTCATGTATGTGAAGCCATTGCCGATGCCAGCCGGGACAAAGTATTATGCTGGTGTTGACTGGGGTTATACTGATCCGTTCGCCATGGTCATTCGAGCCGTTACGCCAACAGGCGACCACTATCAGATTAGTGAATTCTACAAGACAGGCATGACGATCAACGAAATTGTTGACGTGTGTAAGGCGCGGCGCGATATGTTTGACATCAAGGCATTCGTCTGCGACCCATCAAGGCCCGACTCGATAGAAACTCTGTGCCAGGAGGGGCTGAATGCCTTTGGGGGCGTTAATCAGATTGCCCTCGGCATCGACAAGCAGCGCGAGCTAATCAGGCTTGGTAAGTTCTACGTCATCGAAGACGACAACCCACACACGATTGATGAGTTCTCGATGTATCACTACCCCGAAGTGAAGGAGCTTAAGATCGATCAGGATTCAAAAGACCAACTCCCCGTTGATGCCAACAACCATTTGATGGACAGTCTACGCTACGTAAATTTCTACTTACACAACGCCGTCGAGAACAAAACCGCCCCCAAGTCACCGTCCACACCCGGGCAGATGCCAACGTCGCAGGAGGCTAGATTGCGCTGGCTTAAGAAGGGCGGGGCGAGCCGATACCGGTGATTATTGACCTTTTCGCCGAATACCCGTACAATATTTACATCTGAAGCAAGCCCCCCTCTGAAAACAATCCAATCAAACATAGCCATCATGGTCTACGAATACGAATGCAATCGCTGCGGTAAGCGTGAGGACGTCTGTAAGTCCGTTAAGGATTTTGAACGCGTTGAGAAATGCGAAGAATGTGCTTCCCCTATGCGCGTGTGCTTGTCAGCAGGATATTTCAGCGGCGAGAAGGTCCAAGACGCTTACTTCAATCATGGCTTAGGCCAGGTGGTGTCAAGCGATCAAGAGGCCAAGCAAATAGCAAAAGACCGTGGTCTGATTGAGATTGGTAACGAGACACATAAAAAACATATCACGCCCCCTAAGCGTCAAAAATATATGGATGAGGAATTATGGCAGGCGTAATTGACGAACACGCAGCGGCGACACCAGACGAAATACCAGAGAGCCAAACGTCTGAGGAAATGGCAGCAGTCAAATTGCTTAACACTCGATTTGAGCGTGCCAAAAAACGACGAAACATATGGGACAAGAATTGGATCGACTACTATAAATTCTTTCGTGGCGAGCAGTGGGAGCAGAAGCGCGCGGCTTATCGTGCGTCTGAGGTTCTTAATTTTACTCATGCTGCTATTCAGACCATCATCCCTATTCTGACTGACAACCGGCCAAAGGTTGAAGTCATTCCAGAAGATCCGACAGACTTTAAGTTTGCCGAGGTTTTGAATAAGATCATCACATCAAAATGGGAATCGAATAATTGGGCTGAGATTGTTGCAGAGGCTTTGGTCGACTCAAGCATCTATGGCACCGCAATAGGCGAGTGCGTTTGGGATCGATCCGCAGCGAAAGGCATCGGCGACTTCACATTCGACACCATTGACCCATTATATTTTTACCCGGATCCTGAAGCCCGTGACGTTAATGACAGCCGAGGCAAGTTCTTTATTGTCGCCGAGCCTATCGACGTTGCAGAAGTTAAGCGCCTGTACCCTGAGAAGGCGCCGCTTATCAAGGCTGACTTGTCGGCCAATGAGGACGCGAAGCTTGCCAAGGCTGATTTTGGCGATGCGGTTATCCGATCGGCTATTGATGGGCGCACTCTTGTTGAAGGCGATAAGGCTAATGACCCGGACGCCACCGAGAAGGTCCTACTCAAAACGATGTACATATTCCCCGATGAAATGATCGAGGAGCAATTAGAAGACGATGAGGCAGGGCAACCACAATTCCAAGCGCGTAAGAGATGGCCAAATGGCCGTAAACTTGTTGTCGCTAGTAACGTGTTGCTTGAGGACAAACCAAACCCATACGACGACGGAAACGCTCCGTGGGCTAAGCTTGTCGATCACATATTGCCAAGAGAGTTTTGGGGCGATGGCGAAATCAGTCAATTGATATCACCGCAGCGCATGATTAATAAGCTTATCAGCTACGTCATGGACGTTATGGAATTGATGGGCAACCCAATATGGCTGGTGCCTAACAACTCAGGCGTGGACACAGACAACCTAATTAACTCGCCTGGACTTGTTGTTGAGCACAACCCTGAAGGCGCACCACGTCGCGCTGAAGGCGCTCAGCTTCAACCATTCATCCTGCAAACACTCGACAGGCTGCAAGGCTTGTACGAGAAAATTAGCGGGATTGCAGAAGTATCGCAAGGCGTGCAACCTGGGGCAGGTGCTTCGGGTATCACTGTCGAACGATTGCAAGAGGCAGCGCAGACCAAGCTACGGCTTAAAGGACGAAACCTTGATTCATTCCTATCTAAAATGGGGGCGCTCATGGTGTCTCGCATCCTGCAATTCTATACAGCCCCACGCGTTTTCCGTTTGACTAACGATCAAGAGGCAGCCGAATTCTTCAAATTTAATGTTGAGGTGATTGAAGATGAGCAAGGGCAGCAGAAGCAGGTGGCAACGATTACGTAGCACAGGCACTTCCCTACCTTTCGCTAAAGCTGCGAGAGAACAAAGGGGCCTTCAGTTATTGGAATTAGGCATCATGGATGAAGAGGACTACCTCGACATGATCGACCTTCCGGGTAAAGAAAAGATTTTAGCAAAGTTTAAAGAACGGCAGGAAGCTGCTCAAGAGCAAGCCGCGTTCGATGCAGCTAACGGCGTACCGCCACAACAAGGATAATGCAATGGAAATGCCAGGACAACAACCACAGCCTCAAGAGCAGCCACAAGAACAAGCACAAGGGCAAGACCCCGAAGCTTTAGCTCAGCAAATTATGTCAGGCGTGCAACAATTACAACAGATGGTCCCAGCAGAAATTTTTGCTGGTTTTGTTCAACAATTGTCTACTGGTGGACAGCCTCAAGAGCAAGCCCCACAGCGAGTCGGTGCGGTTCAATCTGAGGCAGGCGTAAGCGGTCAACCACGACTGTAAATCTGAAAGGTATTTTGAATGAGCGATTATGATGTAGCAGGAGCGTTAGCATCGGCAGCACCGGCAGAAGCATCACCGACGGGTGATACCAATCTAGGCGGCGAGGCAGGAGCACAACAATCCGAAGCAATGTTTGATCTGAAATGGGGCGGGGAAACTCAGCAATTTCCACAATCCAAAATGGTTCAGTACGCGCAGCAGGGTTACGACTACAACAAGAAAATGTCCGATATCAATTCGCAACGTACTCTCTTGGATCAAGAGCGCAACACGTTTCAAACTGAGTCGGCAGCACAAAAAGAGCGTTACTCTTACCTTGATCAGGTAGACCAGTATGCTCAACAGAACCCACAATGGCTGCAAAACGTACAGAATTCATACGCGCAAGCAACCGGCAATCAGGCACCAGGAACGCAAGCTGTAATTGACCAGACAAACCCGTTAGCGGGAACTGTAAACAGCATGCAAGAGCAGATGCAAGAGATGCAAGGCACTCTAAAAGCGCAAGCCGATAGGGAGCAGGCGGTTCAGCAGGCAGAGGAGGACAAACAGCTTTCGTCTAGCATTGACGACTACAAGAAAGCTCAAACAAGCTTCGATTGGGAGGCTCAAGACCCGAGCACAGGGCAGACGCTTGAACAACAAATTTTGGACCACGCCATGCAGAAAGGTGCAACAAACTTTCAAATGGCGGCCAACGATTTTCTGTTTGATCGACTAATGCAACGGGCCAACGGCCAAGGGAAAGAAGCAATAGTGAAGGACATTCAACAAAAAACATTACTCGGCCTCGGGCCTGTTACTAACGCGCCAAC